ACCTGACCATCTAAAGACGTATCAAGTAAACTTAAATTAGTATTAGTGGTATCTCCCCAGGTTCCCGACTGTTCGCCGGTAGCAATCAGCTCAATACCATTATTCGATGTATATGTACTTGGCATAAGTTAAATCCTTAATTATGCAGCTATCTGCTCCCATTCAGGAGTTTGAGACGGTTGTATCGTACTATAGCTTGGATTTTGATCTGGAACAATATTACCCCAGACAAATACTGACCCTACCGTAGTAGTGGCCTGTAACCCCGTAACGTTTGCATCGGCATTGGCTTTAGCGGTAACCGCACCAACCGAAGAAGTAGCAGAAAGTCCCGTTACAGAGACAGTTGCTTTTGCTACGACAGTGACTCCATTTACTGTCGTTGTGGCCTGCAATCCTGTTACAGGTACATTTGATTCCCCATTTACAGTAACGCCATTAAGAGCACCCTGTGCCTCAAGACCTGTCACTGTAGCATCCGCATTAGCGGATACTGTCACACTTCCTACCGCTCCTGAGAGACCAGTCAGGGCGGCATCTTGCCCCCAAGCTGCGCTACCCCACCCACCTGCTGAAGTGTTCCAGCCGGTGTATGCGATAACCGCATCAGCCATTACGCTATCCTTATGATCGCATTACTGGCATCTGCTGTAGGGAAAACAACTGTAAAATCACCGGTTGTCGATGTTTTATCTGAGCCAAAATCTAAAACAATTACCGATGGATTGGTAACAGATATGGATGTTGTATTCGGAGTGCTATTATAAATTAAAGCTCCCCTAGCAGTAATACTAGCCGTAGTCCAAGTTTCATCCGCAAAATCAGTAAAAGCAGTTGTTCCGCTTGTAGTCGGATCTACGTTTGTTAAACCTTGTCCAGTGGCAGTATATCCAGTTCCGCTAGTCTCGTTACTAGCCGTATATGCTGTAGTAGACGCATCTAACGTGGCAGAAGACGTATACAACGCCATCTTAAAAGTATCTGCTCCGTTAGCAAAATCATGTACGCCAAAAAGCAACTCCTTTTTAAAGGAGGTACACATAAAGTTTCCAGTAAAAGCCATATTAAAGTCTCCTTATTAATTCTGCTAAATCCTTCTGTCCTGCATCACATAAAGCATTATAAACGGTTGTTCTATCACTGTTTATGGCTTCTCTCATATATAACGATAAAACTTTAATTAAATGCTTTTTAAAGGCCCTAGCTTGATCACGTATTACAGGATTTGCTGAATCAGAAATAGAAATAATTTTATCCGCACAGCGCTCCGCTACCTCTTCTGGCGTAAAACCACGGTTATGTGTGGTTTTTACGTCTACTTTGAAAGTAGGAGAAATATCTAAGTTAACGCCGGAAATACTCATTGTTTCTGCCTAATAACTTTTCCAACACGATACTCATCCGTTACTTCTTTAGCTTCACCAAACATCTTAAGACCTACTAAAGCCTCGGCAAACCGCTTTTCATACAAAGCAATTAAATCGGGCTCACCTTTCATGTAAGTGTAAGCTTCTAATAAACTTCCATAAAGCATAGCAATTTGAGCATTGTCGCTTAACCAAGTTGTTCCGCTATCAGAACCAGCGGTTAAGCTGGCCGGACGATAAAAATAATGAAGCTCTACGGCATAGGAGCTATCTGGGGTAGGTCCAATAATAAAATGACCTATATCGAAAACAGCATAATATCGAGGCGATCCAGTCGTGGCACCATCTGGGTTAAACGCCTGAATAAAATCAGCATCTTTAAATTCTAAAAATACGTGCTCACTACTTCCATTAACAAAAGACAACGATAATGGAGCTAAAAAATCTGACGGGGCGGTTAAATATTTATTAGAACTCGTAAAGTTCCCACTAACATTTTTTCTAAATAAACTAAGTTGAACGTTTTTTAAAATACGCTCTTCCGCCTGTTGTATAAAAATAGGTAAATTATTTACAAACGAAGACTCGTTATTCTCCGTATAGTCTTGAATAGCTGTTTTTAATTGTGCGTATGTAAAACTCATGATGTCGTCACCGTGACTGTACCAACCTGACAAATACCACTGGCTGGTCTTAAGTTCTCATTTTCTACTGTTGGAACCCCAACATACACATCCAACGGTTCTATTCTATCTGGCCTAGCATTCTGTAGTGCTTGCGGGTCAACAACCTTTCTGAAAGGACCCAACTGAGGATGTTTTGGCTCATACTCATCCGGGCCAACCAACAAGCCATTCCACTCACGGCGCATGACTTTATACGGATAACGGAAGCCCGATCTATCCGAAATAGCCCACGAATCTTTGCCTGAAGCAAATTTAGCCATCAGCCTGACCTATAATAACTAAACTTAGGAACAACGTTAAAAGAAGCGCGATCACGATCTTCTTCGGCTGCCCTTTGAAATTCTTCTTCATAAACGGCCTTTAGCATCTGGGTCCTCTGAGGACTTTTCTTTAAAGAAAGATAATACGCAAGACCAGCGGCTAAACAAGGATAAAACCTAAAAGGTAAATCCAAAGTATTGGTAAAGGTATCCGCATCGTCCATTCTGGTCAATGCGTCATAATAAACCGTGTAAGACGTAGAGCTATCTGGAACGGGCCATATCTTCAAGTTTGGTGTTAGCTGACGATCCAAAAAGAACTGATTTGGCCTACCTGAAGTCGTCTTAGTAGGAATGGTCAAATATTCATCTCGACTCAATCTTTCCATCGAGTAATCTGTACCAGATACTCTGACGACCACTGATAAAACGTCGATCACATCAGTACTCAAGTCGTATTCGCCATCATTAGCCACAAGAGACAAAGAACGTTGCTTAATCGTCCATTGATTTAAACCACGATTAGCCCAATCCGCAAGCATCAGATTTAAAGAACGTTTAGCCGTTTTTAGGTCGTAACCGGTCCTAACCTCCAAGCCACAACGCTCAAAAGCTTCTTCGATGTAATCTGCTACATCTAATTCAAAGTCTTTACTTCCTGAAGTAGCCATATTTAAACAATCTTAGTAGTTCTTTTCCTATTTGGCATGATAGCACCACAACCGGAAGCCACCACACCGCCATATTTCATCTTTCTAACTTTAGCCTTTTGGGTGTTAGAAACCACCTGCTTACCTTTAGCGCCCTCCCGTTTCTTTTTCCTTGCGGTAGAGGCTCTTTCGCCTTTGCTTAAACTTTGCGCTTTTGCCCTCGGCAAACAACGATCTGGATTCTTTTTATTCTTAGACGTACCGCAGGCTCCTGCAATATTTCCAGAACTATCTATACGAACCCATTCTTCATCGACCCATTCTTGTAATTTTCCCATTATTTACCTTTACGCTTACCGCCTTTGGCTTTTTTGGCGTAATTAGGATCTTTACAATATTTCGATGCTGCTAAATTTGCGTAAGCACTAGGATAGGTATCAAATGTTCTTTCTGCCCAAGCCTTACCTTCTGGGCAAATTTTACTACCCTTTGACTTACGAGATACCGCTCCACCCTTTCTATAATATGTTACAGCACAAGGTGAAACATTTGATCCAGTCTTTACTCTCGATCCCATTTTATCCCCAAAGCTTGTGAATAAGTGGAGCAATAAAGATCATAAGAACCATCCCCCACATGGCTTTTTGAAGCCATTTTAAATCTGCTCTTTGCTCATCTAAACGCTCTTCAATGCGTTGATAACGAAGATCACATTTTTCTTCGTGGTGAGCTAGTTTGGCTAAAACGTCTTCTGGGCTCATATTATCACCATGCTTTACAAGACCAGTACCTTGCGGAAAACTTATCTTTCGCGGTGTCACAACTGTGACGCGCTCTAAAGCTTTTTCTACGGCTTGGTTGGTCTTTTTTAATAGACATATTTGGATCACCGAATCTAACCAACTTAACCTCATCACCCTTTTTAGCGAGGACAGCAGATTTTTTTGGTCCGTTTGGTGTTCTTTTGGGTTTGTTATATCCAGCAAAAGTCTCTCCTCGATAGCTTATTCGTCCAGAAGGAAGCCTTTTAACATTCTTCGTAGAAGCCATTACGCCAAAACATCTCCGTTCTTAATGTAAATAATCTCAAAAGCCGTAGAAATATCAAAACTCACAGAAGCGGAGGACGATATTGCCCGTACCTCTATGTCCGACTTTTCTGTAATTTTTTGCGGAATCGTGAATGTTTCTTCAACGTGCATACCTGTTGTCAAAGACTTAACATCTTTTGACTGAAACACTTCGCCATACGGCCTCACCGCTAAAATTAGTTTGCAAACCGCAGGGGTGTTAGACGTTGTTCCGTTAGATACGTCATATTGGAGCAGGTACGCCGTGTATCCCGCAGGGACGGTCCAAAGAGCCATCAAGCTCTGGTTTGATCCCGTTACTCCGTTTACGGAAGCATACACATTTGCAGGCACCCCTGTCGTTACCGTGCCTGTTCCCGCATAAATAACACCTGCGTTTGCACCACCTGATCCCGCAGAACGAACAATCATACGATTTATGCGTAAAAATGATTGCGTAGTGTTTACAGCGGTTTGCCCGTTTAAGGTAACGAGTTCGTTTATTTCGTTGTAGTCACCATCAAGTCCGTACAGTTGAACTGTCCTTGCTCCTGTTCCCGCAGAGCTGTCGTCTGTAGATGAACTAGAAACTTTTAAAACAGTTGCCGAAGTCAAGTAACTATAGAGGCCACCTTCTGACCATATTGTTTCTAAACTATCACCAACAATTGGATTGTTGCCAAACTTAAAAAGCGGCTTGTGGTAAGCAATTTGCCCGCGGGCAACTTGGAGCTCAAATGGTTCAGAAGTACCTACACGAGAAATAGAACTTACTTCACGAGCCATAGCAGAGTCCCTTAACTATAAAATATAGTCATAGCGGTGATATTAGTAGCTGTATCAACTTCAATATCACTTGTAAACAAAAGACCTTCGTCTGGAATGTTGACCGAGTGAGAATCTGAAGCTAAGAAATCAATATCAAGAACTGTTGATCCCCCGCTTCCGTCCGTCAAAGTCAATCGTCCAGCACCCGCACCAGTCAATACTTGAACCTGGCGGAGTCGGGCTCGACCTACCGAAGCCGAGCCTGTCCCGGTCAGACGTTTTGATTTTACGTCTGAATTAGCCATGATTTACCCCTTATGAGAGGTTGTTGTTCTGGAGATAAAGAACAGTTACCGTAGCTGCACCCGCTGTAGCGGCAGTTCCAGTTTGGTTATATGTAACTGTTACATTTACATCAGACGTTCCAATATCAATCAAATTTGGAATTTGAGAAACATCTGAAGTAGCAAGAACTCTAGCAGCACTGCCAACTGCAAGCGCGTCAGCGTATTGATCTGCTGTTGAACCATCACCAATATCAAACGTATTAGTTGTTCCTGCATCAAAGGCAGTCGTTACATCAACCGCGATTTGATAAATTTGACTATTGGCAGGTAGTGTTGCAACAACGGTTTCTGTGCCGTCTGCACCGAAAACAACGTTTGCACTTTGTGCCATTAGAACAAAACCGACGTTGGCAGATGCGCCTTCGCGGACTGAACCGGCCTTAATAGGACCAGAAAAAGTAGTAGTAGCCATGTTTTTCTCCTGTCGTGGCAAATGTCAGTCGCCCCATGCGACTGTCAGGATATCTATAGAATACAAAACTTTAACGCAAAAAGAAAGGGATAGTTTTACCTATCCCTTCCTAAACCTTAAATATAAGATTTTGTCCTATATTACAATGGTTTATGCAGCACCTGGGGTACCGAAGACACAACGCCAGTCAGAGACACCGAAGCTATAACGCTCACGTGCCTTGAATCGCATGTTACCGGTGTCAAAGTCACCTTCCATTGCCGTCTTGATTGGCGAACGGTTGAAGTACTTGAAGCCGTTAGGTGCGTCTGTCTTAATGAAGAATGCGTCTGTATCCGTTAGGAAGTGGTTAACCACTGCGCCTTCAGGAAGCATTCCCATGCTCTTCATTGCGTTTGTGTCGTTGTCAGCAGTTCCTGAACGTAGGTTAGAGTTGATAACCCGCTCTGCAATGAATTGCAGCTCTTTAGGGATGATCAGCTTTGTACCACGAACAGCGATCTTTAGACCACGCTCATCGGTAAGACCTGCAATGTCAATAAGCATCTGCTCAAGAGAAGTCTCGTTGAGGTCAGCGGCTGTTGACAATACGTTACGCTGGTTACCAGACATGCTTGGGTGTGCTGATGAGCAAAGAGCTGCACCGTCACCTACAGGGTAGCTTGTGTTGAACGCATTGTTCAAGATAGAAGCTGCCTTGATCTGCTTTGTCTGAGCCATTGAACGTGCAAGGGCTTTTGTGTAACGCGAAGCAAGACGATCATAAAGGTTATCTTCGATAGCCTCTTCTGTGATCGAGAATGCAAGCGCGATTGTTTCGTGAGTGTAACGAGCTGTGAAAGTCTCTTGTGCATCGTCAAAGCTGATGGCTCCGCCTTCGCTCTTAACAGGTGCAGTTGAGAATCCAGCAAGCATTACTTCCTCTTCGAAAGCTCGGTCAGATGACTCTTCTTCGAAGATTTCAGCATGCTCATTTTCGTAACGGTTATATTCGAGCCCGAACAAGGCATTAAGGCCGGGTTCTAGCTCTTTCGCCAGTTGTGCGCGAGAAATAGCCATTTTTTATCCCTCCTTAAATACCGGTTGAGTCCGCAGTTGTCTGCGAATCAAAACGGCGGGTTCCAGCGTTAAAGTGAGCGTTCAAGCGAACAATGAGTGGAATACCAGCAGCAGTGTAATCGCTGTTAGCCTCATCGTCTGCAATGCCAACAATACGCAATGGTAGCGTAGCTGTTGTAGCAACTGAAGACACACTTAGCGCACTTGTTGAACAACCGTTGCTAGTACTACCTGAACGAGCAGAAGTACCTAGCGAAGCGTTAGCAAATACTGTAGCTAAAGCTGTTGCACGGTTAGTCAATGATGCGTCAGACGCAACTTTAAAGAGTTGGTTAGGATCGTCAGCAACAAACGCCTTTACAGGGTAGTTTGTGTCAACGCTAACAGATGCCGAACCAGGCCAGTAGTTAATCCATACAGGTTTTTTCTGTACAGAGTCATGGTACTCAACGCCCATCAGTACACCAAGCGCTTGCGTAGTTCCACCTGCGGTGTCACCAGCTTGATCAATAACTCCAGATGCCGTAGGAACGCAAATAGAGTATTGAAAAATAGCGTTAGTGTTGTTAGAAGCAATCTCATACTGAGTAACCCCAGTAGAGTTTACAGCGCTTCCAACAAGCCCGATAGGACGAAGACCATAGGCAGTGTTTGTATTTGCCATGATATTTTCTCCTAAAAGGGCAGCCCTACTTTATTATTTTTTCGGACCACCAAAAGTTACACGAGATTGACGGTCAGGCTTACTGATCGTCATGGTCGAATGTGAATTCTCACGCATCATGTCGTGGTCTACTGCGTCGATCTGATCTTTACTCCTTTGTCTGAAGTACTCAGTCCTCTCCGCAAGAGTTTCCACTGGAATCCGAGCGAGAATCAAACCTCCCTGTCCAAACACACCTGAATATTTACCTGATTCAACAACGGGACCTTCAAAATCAGGATATTCGTCCTTACGAACCAATTCCCAACCTTCCCGTAACTTTCCACTGACGTTCTTAGTATCGTCAAAACCACGCGTTTCCGCACGAATCCAACGATGCTTATACCCGTCTGGAGCAGGTGGTGCATCTAACACAGAGGGTGGAGCCCAAGGCTTACGCACAGCCTTCTTCTCCCTGGTATTACTTGCGCGGGAGCTTCTATCGATTTTAGTTTCTTCAGTCATCTCTATTACTCCTTCACGTATTTCGCGTATTCTTCAAGTGGCACACCCAATTTCTTCGCTATTGCGACTTGGCTCGGGGTGAGACGAACCTTTTTCCCACTGCGCCCAGTTGTGGCTGTTCTTGAGGCAGAAGCAACCGTCTGGGCTGGACGCTTACTTTGACCTTTCAACTTATGCGGAAATTCATCCGCCATTCGTCGATCTAGTTCAGTATAGTACTCATCGCTTTGTGGGTCAAACCCTTCATCTTCAATGAGTTTTTTGTGAATACCAAAAACCGCATACGTCATGGCTTGATCCTGACCAAACCACTTGTTTTTCACGGCCCATTGCTCCGCTTTAGGATCAGGTCGTTTAGGCGCAGTTCTCTGTTGTTGTGCAGCTTGTTGTTGATACTGAGCCTGTTCCTGAGCCTGTTTAGCATAAGCTTCTTGTTGAGAACGAGCTTGTTCCGCTCTATCTGCCTGAATAGCCAAAGCTGTGATTTTGCGTTGTGCTTCAACCGCCGCTTTAGTATCTCCAAGCTCCATAGCCCTAGATAGCTCATTTTCAGCTTGTTCCATCTGAGCAGTAACCCGTGTGGAAAACTCAGATACATAGCTAGTATCTAGGCTATCCATACGTTGTTTTAGCTGCTGAGACTCACTTTGAACTTGACGTGCGTAGTTTAAAGCCTCCTGCTCCCTACGTTCGGCTTCACGCATTTTTTTGGTAAGACGATCAATTCTTTTCTGCGTAGCAGACTCCGCTTTCTTAAATTGATCATCAGAATCATCCGTATTATCAGAAGCTTCTACCTGATTTTCCTGTTCGGGCACCTCAACTTCGGTATCCGGTTCCTGTTCAACTTCGTAATCTTTTTCTTCTTCAACCATTATTTATTCCTTATAAGTGATGAATATCTTCGGGATCAAGAATAGTAGCTAGGATTTCGTCATCATTTAGAATACGAACCTCTCCACCATCAATTTGAAACCTAGATCCGGCATATCTGGCAAACATGACCCATTGCTTTTCTTGGCACCACGGTCCAGACGGGAATTTTTCGGTATCTTGGTAGGCTAACGGACCAACTTTCAGCACATAACCAACTTGTGTTGAAATTTGTTTTTTCTCCTGAACCTCGTCGGGTAGGAAAATCCCGCTCTCCGTTTTAGCTTTACCTTTATAAGGAAGTATAAGAATCCGCCAACCGGTGGGTTGAGGCATTCTGTCGATTAAGGATTTGTCGATCAATTCTGGGTTTAGAATTGGCTTATCTACATAAGCATCAGCCAGATTTGGCTTCTCGTCTTTTACTTCTTCAGTCATTTGATTGCTCCTGTTTTTCTAGCAGGCCCTTGAGTTCCTGTTCCACGTGATTTAGGGAGTCCATGTTTCCCATTAGCTCACGATACTGCTCCATTGATTTAACGTTGCCGTATTGCAATAAATCTACAATTCCAGCTTTACGTTCACGAATAATTCTAAATACCGCTTCAGCTACATAGATTTCATCCATCGCACCTCGCATATAGTCTAATAAAATCGTAGATTATCTTATCATATCTCATACAAGATAAGCTATTGATTTATGCTAATTCAAAGTGCGGAGCGTCTATAAACGGTCTTTTATTTTGTGAACGACGCAAATCAACGTATTCATTCATCAAATCTTCTGCTGGAAGACTAGATTCGGTTAAATCTTTATGCCACGCAGCACCCCAACGAAGAGATACATCTAATTCGTGGGCCGCCTGTCGCATTGCATCCGCTATATCGTCATATAGCTTGATTTCCCAACTAACGCGAGGACCTACATACGCAACCAAATCAACGGCTTTACCGCCAATATGCTTGCTTTTTAGTGTATGACTGGCCCCTTTAGCGACTAATTCTTTCTGACGTTCGAGAGTCCTTAAACCCTCGGTCACGCCAAAGTCTACTTCCGTAATCTCAATAGCTCTCTTAACAACTTCAACTAACTTAGGATCAACACCCTTCAAACGATCTAAACTACGCTGCGAGAGCTGAAAACTCATCTACCTTGTCCCCTGTATTTTTTGAAATTACGCTTTGCATGTTTACTGCGCGGACGAGAGTTAACAGAACTCCCGTCTGACGTTTTCTTCTTTATCTTAATTCTTGGAGCAACCTCTAATTTGATCCTTGCCATTACCTAGCTACTCCCTTAGTTTTCTCAAAGCTACGAAGTCCACCAAGTCCTAGCATACCCATGAGCACGGTCATCAACTGACCCATCTCGAAATCAGGGAGAGCAGGTACTTCCATACCATAGGCAGCGAGACCAAAAATAGCCAAAGGCTGGATAACAAAATGATAAGCAAAGGCAGTGCCGCAAACCCAGCCCACAAATGGTCTCCATCCGCCTTTCCAAACAGAACTGCTAGCTGCTTCCGCTTTATTGACTTCAATTTGTGCAAGGGCAAGTTGTTGTGCATGCCGATCTGCCATGGTTGAAATTTCATGAGCTAGTTTCGCTTTCTGATCTTTGTCTTCAACAAACTTATCCAGTAAGCCTGTTACTGGTTCGATTAAAGAACTTAAAAAAGGTAACGCCATACAACCCCCTTATGGACACTGACAGACTTTAGACATGCCCTTAGAAATACACCAAGCTAAGGCCATACTTAACAAGCCCGTTACAATCGACTCACCATAAAAATGTGGTGCATGAACCGCATAGTCAGCAACCGTAGCACCCGCACCAACCATAGCCGCTTTTACATAATGATCGTCTGCTTTTTCCTTAGCTACAATCATCCCAGCAATAATTAGTAGAGCACCTAACAGTCCTGTTTTACCTGCGGTAAACAAATGCTTTACGCTAAATAACTTCAACAAATTACCCTGCGTCATAACTACCGCACAAGAAACAAAAATGGCCGTCCACCTCTTGGCAAAAACCATCTTGTACTCATTCCACTTTTCCATC